CAAGAGCCGCGACCTGCGCCTTGTACCAGTTATCCAAGTCGGTCGTCTGATTCGTGTTATACTGGTGCGCAATCGTAGTGAGCTGGCCGAGCACGCCCGTCGTGAAGCTCTGGATGCTCGTCCACGCGGCCTTCCAGTCAGTTGCAATCGCTTTCGATATAACCGCTACATTCCCCCCAAGATTGAGCATGGCAGTATTGATAGCCGCCACACTGCGGACGCCTACGTTTCCGCCAAGGTCCAAGGCACCCGTTAGGTCCATAACAGCCTTGGTCATCTTCGGGATCGTTATTCCGCCGGCTTCCCGCATGATCGCAGTTGCCGCTTGGATGTGGCCGATCTCGGCAGCTGCATAGGATGCCGCTGCATCTGCGGCATCCTTATCGGCCTTCGCTTTAGCTGCCGCATCCGTGATGGCTTTGTTGTTTTTTGTCTCTATTTCGGACAACTTGTCGGAATACAGTTTGATGAGGTCGGTCTGCTCCTTCAGCTTTCCGTTCAGGTCGTCCATGTTCTTTTTACGCTCGGGCGTCATGCCGAACGTGTCGACAAACTTGTTTGCCTCCTGCTTCTTCTTGAGCAGGTCGTCGAAGGTCTGGTTGGCAAGCTGCAGAGCAGCGTTCATGACGAGGATGCGCTGCTCTTCCGTGGCGATGCCTTTGTTTACAGCATCCTGCGCCGCCTTAAGGTCAAGCGTTCCCTGGACGCTTTTCGAAATTGCATTAAGAAGATCTGTGAATGGCTTGGTCAGTGGAGCGAAATCCAGCGCCAGCACTCGGCCCGCCTGCTTGAGAAGGTCTTCCCACGCATTGTGCAGCTTGGCGAGTTGCCCGCTGAGCGTTCCGCCTAGCGTCTCCGCCATATCCTTGAACTTCTGGTTGACCAGGGCGACCCCATCGCCCGCCTCAAGCTGAGCCTTCGTTAGATTCTTTAGCGCGGGAACATAGCGGCCGAGCAATCCAACGGAGCCGCTTTCAATCGAGCCCCCCAAACTCCTAACAGCCATGTCCAGACCGACGATGCCTGTCGATGAGAGATTGAGTGCGGCCTGCATAACATTTTTCATCTGATCTTCGGTAAGACCCAGGGTCGCCTCGATGCCAAGCTGCGCCTTGATGAGGTCGTCGTCGACGCCGGTAACGTCCCTCATTTGCTCGGCAAAGTCGTTAAGCCTGGAAGCGGCTCCGCCGTACAGAGCCGAGGAGCTCTGCACGGCAAAGTTGAGCTGCGTCTGTGCCCTTTCGGCATCGGCCCACTTGTTGACGAGATCAATCGTGACTTTTATGGCAACGCTGATGGCTTCTACGATCCCGGCAGCCATCTCTTTCCAGTTGGTTTCTACGTTCTTCGCAGTGGATTCCGTCTGGCCATCGAACTCCTGCGCTTTGCCCTTGGCAGAGTCGACGTTGGAGTTATATTCGGAGGAGTCGGCGCGGAGGACAAGTACTGCCGAGCCTAATTGCTGGTCCGGCATTCCTTCGTCCCTATTCCCATCGCTGCCAGCATTTCTCTCGCCTGCTCCTTAGAAAGTTTCCTACGTGTTATGGCCCCAGTGAGCCCCGCCGCCTCGCGCCAGCCGTCAACGATCTCTCCCTGCGCCTCCGGCTTGAGAGATCCCGTGCCCGCAGCCGCCTCCGTCATCCTCTGCAGCGACTCCCGCGCGTCCAGTCGCGGGATGCTCAGGAGGTAGGCGCGGAGGATTCGGAGGGGGACGTCAAACCAGCGCTCGGGATCCCCTCCGTAGAATCGCTGGAGTCGGGCGCAGGTGACTCCCCAGTCGTGCTCGCCGGGGTCTCCGCTGGCGTCTCCGCCTTCGCCGCCGCGGGCGGAGTCACCGGGGCGGCCTTGTTGAAAGCCAACATGATCGCGGTCTTCGCCGAGCGAGAGAGCTTGGCCAGTGTCGAGTCCTCGATCCCCTTCACAATTCGCTTGATGAAGATGTCGATATCAGCTTCCACCTTCGCAATGTCCTGCTCGGATGCGGATTCGATGGCGCTGGTGACTTTGTAGACCGAGTCGGTGAAGCGCTTCATCTCCGCGAGCTCGCGGAGGCCGAAGTCTTCCATGAGCGCCAGGTCGTGGAAAAGCGTCTTTCGGACGCCCTCCACCTCCACCTCGATGGCGATCTGCGGATGCACCGGCGCGATAGTCGAGAGAGTGAGAATGGGCTGCTGGTCCATGGCGTCTCCTACTGGTACTGCGTGATGAGGTCGCCGAAGCGCTCGGAGACCGTGACGGCGTTCGGGTCCTCGATGGCGGAGAACTTGAACTTCATCGCCGCCGGTTTGCCCTTGAGGAACACGGGCGCGGGGCTGTCGGCCTGGTAGACGATCGGCACCTGGTATTGCGCGAGGTATCCATCCGCGTACGGCGAGAGCCCGCGGGCGAGCAGCGCATAGGTGACGACGCTCGTTCCTTGGTAGAGCGGGACGTCCTTCGTTCCCGGGGGCCCGGGGACGATGATGAGAGACTGCCCGAGGGAGTATGCGTACTTCTCCATCGTGAGATCCGTGAGGGTGAACTCGATGGAAAAGTCCTCCTGCGTGCGGCCCACCTTGCGCGGGCCTGTCCCGCCCACGCCGCGCCACTCGACGACGGTCTGCTTATGCGTCACGACGACTCCCGACTCTTCCATGTCGTTGTTCCCCATCTTGACCCACGTGCCAGGGACGCCAACGAGAACGGTTGGAAAGGCCGTCCCCACCGCCGCAAGCCAGACCTCATAGGGTCCGATGATGATTTCAAAAGGTGCCGGCATAACTTCCCTTCCTTACGCCGCAATCTCAGCGGCTGTTACTGTATAGTCCCGGTGTACCACCGGCCAATCCGTATCCGGGTCGCGCGCCATGTAGGGGCCGCCCGCGTAGAACGCGCTATGCAAAAGAACGAAGCCAGAGGAGACCGCCTGCCGCGTCCGCTTCATTGACGACATGGCGTCAGCGATCGCCAGATCCAGGTCCGAACAGTCCACGTAGGACGCTCCGTAACACCAGATCGTGATGCGCGGGCTGGACACCTGGATGTAACTGCGATTGTCCATCCCTCCCGCAGGAACGATGACCGCAGTGCGTCGTGGCATGAGCGGGATCTCTGCTCCCTCAAGTTCCCCGACGTAAACGCCGCCCTGGAGCGCTGCCTGCACGCCGCCGTTCTCCATCAGGTACGCGCGCACGCCGTCGAGGATGTCTACCACGGCATCCTCGCCTTGATGTTCTCGGCGAGCTCGGGGAAATGCCAATCCGCAGAGGGCCGAAGGAACGGCCGCGCGCGAGACCCGGGGTGATGGACCTTTTTCCCGAAGTACTGGCCTGTCTCCGCGTTGTGCAGCGAGTAAGGTCCATGGCTCTCGATGATGTGTGGCGCCGTCCCGAACTCGACGTGGACCGCATAGTTGTTGTTATACGAGCCGAACTCGCCGACGAGTTGCCCGCCTTCGTCGTGCGCCGGCCGCATCTGAATCGATCCCTGCAGGATCGTGGTCTTCACGGGCACGATAGCTTTCGAATGCGAGACGCAGTCGATGAGCGTCTGGTTGATGCCCTTCTCCACCGCCTGCATCGTGTTCCGCTTCACGTCGTCACCGCGCCAATCCAGCGACATCAGTTTGCCCCCCGGTCCACTTCGAGGAGCTCGGCGTCGATGTAGCGGATCCGATGCGTTACGTGCGTCACCTGGAGAGGACCGTAGAGCACATTGCCCATCCGATCAGATATCTGGTCGGCTCGGTCGCCCTCCTGGAGATCAGTACCAAGCGGCACGGCAAGCACGGACCACTCGTCGCTCACAGTCCTCTCGCTGCCGATGATTCGCCGTCCGCGCTGGGAGAAAACCCAGCACGGCAGCGCGCCATAGACCTGTGTCCATCCTATCGGGTTGCTCGGCGATGTCATGCCATGGCCGTAACGGTCCTGCGCGCCAACCATGACGCCGTTCTGATTCTCCAAGCGGTCCTTCCTCGAGATCTGTGCCCGGAGCTTCATCATCTGCCGCGTGCTCTGGTTGGTGATCACGCGAAAATCCTCCGCCGCAGTGTCGAGAGGATCCCCTCGCGCTCGCCCTGGTAGTCGTCATAGTTGGCCCCGTAAAAGTCGCCGAGTTTTTCGAGCTTTTTCCCCGTGTATGACAGCGAGAGTTGTACCAGGTTGATGAGTACCCGGACGCGCCGCGCGCTGTCATCAGCCGGTACGTAGACGACCTCCACGCGGTGGCCCCAGCCGAGCCGAGGGTTCGGCCCGGTCGGCAACCGCTCGATGCGGATCGCTGCTCGCACCGCATAGTCCGTGGCGGAGAGCACGGTCGATACGGTCCCGATCCACTCCGTGAGCGTGGTAATCGACTGCGCAGGCCTTCCGAGCGCCAGCCAGTTGGAGGCGCCCCACGGGAAGACCTCTCCCCATGGGTAGCCCCACGGGAACATCCCTCCCTGCGCCAGATCCCACGGTGAGACCTCGAAGGTTTCGTCGGCCGTGGTGTGCGGACCGAACCTGCGCACAATCTCCGCCTCTTCCCCGTCGATGAGGCGCTGGAGCGCAGAATCGGCGAGATCGGTTTCGATGTGCTGCCGGATGTCCGCGGGCGCAAGGAGGGACGGCATGTTACACCCTCAGCACCGCGATGGTAACACTGGTGATGTAACTCAAAGCGAAGTTGATGAGCCCGTTGACATCGTTGTACAGGTTCTGTGCGAACTTCGCGATGAAAAAGTTCTTCGCGTTCGTGACGGACACGGAGATCGTTGCCAGCGCGTGACCTCGGACACCCGGATTGCCGGGCGTGAAGGTGACGACACACGGCGAGGCGCCGGCGTTCTTGACGTGGATTATGATCCGCCCATCGTTCGGGATCTGATACACGTTGGTTGTCAAGAGCGACCCCGTATAGAGGTTCGCCGTCGAATCGTCAAGGCCGGCGTCGGTGACATCGAAAACCGGAAGCAGGACGTTTGCCATGGCCTATTTCTCCTTCACCTTGTAGCCGGCCGCGGTCATGATGGCCTTGACCAGGTCGACCTTTTTTTCGAAGGTCTCCGTCACCTCGTACTCCTTCGCGATCTCGGCGAGCTCGGCGTCGCTCTTCGCGAGCAGCTCCTCCTGCACCGTCCTCGTGGCCGGCGCAGGTTCATCGAGAGCGTGGAAGGTGTCGGTTACGGAATCCTTCTTTTCGGCGGCCGTCTCCTGGACGATGAGGCTCTCCAGGTCAGGCGCCTTGTTTTCTTCGGGCAGCGCGCTCTTGTCCTCGTGCGGGATCTTGAGGAGCGGGGCAAGGTGGTACTGCTTCACCTCCTCCTCCGTGATGGGCTGACCCACGGCACGGAAGAGAAAGGAGCAGCGAGGGTCCCCCTGCCGCACGACTTCCCTTTTGAACTCGTCGAAGTACAGGCGCTCGGGACAGATGATGTTCATGCCCCCTCCTATGACTGCGCTCCGACCTTCGTCCAGGTCGGGTCTGTTATGGTGCCGGTGTTGATGTAGGCAAACTTGTTCGACGTATCGAGCACGAGCCCGCCCGCCATCACCCCCGCCGGCGTCGGGCCTACGCCGGGCGTGCCGTTCACGACACCAGGAGCCGCGACGGGGTTCCCCGCGTTGGTCATCGCGTTCAGCACAGTGATCGCGGTACGAACGCCCACGTGCTGCCAAGTGAGTATGATGTTCGTTCCGGGAGTGCCCGTAACAACAACGCCGCCGGTTCCGATGCCAGGCAGGAGCACGAGTGCCGCCTGCAACGTTGCATTCGCCACGTTGTAGACCTGCGACGGGGTGTGCGTCCCACCGTAGAACACCTGGAAGGTTCCGCCGTCCGGCGATCCGTTGATCGTGATCGTCGTGATGTTTGCCGTCCCCGCCCCCGGAGCGCCCGGGTACTCCTGTGGGGAGGAGACGCCCTGCACGACGGCCCCCCCAGTGAGGAGGGCCGTCAGCATGTCAGAAAGCCAGCGCTGCTCGCCCGCAATCGCGAGGAGCAGCGCGAAGAGACCTAGTCGCTTCATCTATCGCCTCCTTACGCGAGGCTGCCGGCGAGGCAGAACGCCGCGGGGCGGTACCACACCATAGCTTGGCGGGTGTCCGCGCGGATCGCCCGGCGCCCCTTGATGAAGTCGTCGTTCACGTAGCCGACCTGCACGTCGATCCCTGTGCGCTCGAAGAGCTGGCAGTAGTTGGCGAAGTCGCCGATCACCGCCGTGCCGGCGCTCATGTTATTCGACATAACAACCGGGACGGCCTCGCTGGGATTGCCCCAGATGTAGAGGCCCTGGGTCGTCCTGTGCAGGCGGATCGTCTGCCAGTCGAACGGGTACATGATCACCATGTTCGCGAACGCGAAGCCGGTGAACTGCACCTTCACCATGGACTTGAAAATAGCGTCCTCCATGGTGTCGTTGCCCGCCTGGGTATAGGTCTGCGTGCTGCCCAGGTTTGTTATGCCGAGGAGGTTCGGGCTGTTGCCGTCGCCAATCTGCACCTGCCGGTCCAGTCTCTGCATGAGCATGAACGGCAGCCGCTGGTTGACGTAACTCTCGGCCTGGGGGACATCGGCTAGCTGCTCGTCGGTGATAGGCAGCGTGACGGTGATCTTCTGGACGGTTACCGTTCGCTCGGCCAGCGCGAGAGCCGCTTCGGGGTAGATGATTCCTTCCGCCTTTTCCGCCGCGGCGTTGGTGAAGGTCGTCTCCTCCATGTACTTCACGATCTGCATCGTGGTCTCCCCCTTGGGGATGTACATGAGGGCCTGCACGGGGACCGTTGCGTAGGGGATCACGAGCCCGGGGATACGCAAAGACTGCGGAATCCAGCTCGTCCCCTCGGCGAAGAGGGTTTTCATTTCCGAGTCAGGCCCGGTGGGGATAGTGAATCCGAACTCGCCGCGCGCGTTTCCGCTGGCCTTGTAGTCCTTGTACGACTTGCTCTCGACGAAGATCTTCCCTATGCTCTTCATCTGCTCGCCACCGTTCATGCCGATCGGGGGCGTGCGCGGTGCGGGCATGGTCGTGAAATCGCCGATGTCCTTGACGGACCTCTGCGCGTTCTCGATGTCCTGGAGCTGCTTGACCTCGTCGAAGATGGCAGTCAGCTCCGTGTTCATCTCCCGGACCTTCTTCAGCTTGTCAGCCTCGGGGATCTCGCCGAGGCACTTCACTTTCGCGAAGTCGTTTTCCGCTCCAGCCTCTTTGAATACCTCGCCTAGCTTCTTCTGCTTGGCGGTCAGTTCAAGGGTCTTTTCCTGCAGCTTTGTCATTGCAGTACTCCTTCGATTTCCATGAGATTGAATTGCACCCGCGCCAACAGCGCGGCAGCTTCCGAGCCGGTGTCGTCGAGCTTCACGAGCCGAACGAGCTCGTCACCCAGCGCCTTCGCCTCTTCTGCCATTTGCTGAATCAGGGCCTTCGCGTTGACTCCGATGTCCTTTCCCAGGCCAGCTTTCCAATCCGATACAGAACGCGCTCGGATGAGGAACTCCTGCGCATCGACCAGCACGAACGCGGCGTGGTCGATGAACTTCAGCTCGCCAGCTTCTAGGGCATCGAAGGACGGAGGCTCCTTGTCGAACTCCTTGTAATGTTTCGCTAGATGTGAATAACAAGCCTTCTTGTCGCCGTCGGGGATCTTCGCGCCCGCGAGTCGGCCCATTGCCGCCGCCACACCGCGCCAGACTGCCTTGAGACCGTCGACATGGTGATGCGGCAGCTTATAACTCGACTTCACATCGGGGCTCTCCGAATCGAACCAGGTACAGATTTTCTTCAGCGTTGTTACATCTGCCGCTGCAACTTCCTTCGGGCCGTCCCACGCTGCGCCCTCGTCTGCCTTGCCGTAGTCGTGGTACGGGATCGCGCCCTTCGTTTCCAGGGACTTGATGTTATTCGTGCCCGTGTCGATGCCCTGGCCGAGAAGCACCGGGGAAGCCTCGAAGGTGCTCAGCTTCATCAGCCGCCTCGCCTTCGTGGCCATCGTTCCGCACGTCGGGCATGTGTCCGAAGAGACCTGCTTCTGGCAGCTGGCGCAGTACATCATATCCTGTGAGGCCAGCACGTCGAATCCGAAGGAGTACTCCTGGAGATCGCCATTGAACTTCACGGTCTCGTAGTGGTCTTTGCCGGCGGCGCTCTTCAAGTTGAAGTCACCGTCGAACACCGCGTAACCGTCTTTCTCCTGGATCGTGCCCTTCCCGACGCTGAGCCCATTCCCCCATGAGGAGTGATTCCAAGAAGAAAGCAGGATCTGCTTCCCGTTCTCGAAAGCCCCTGGGTCGATGACATCGTTGCCCTTGTCCATTACGCCGAGTTTAGCGAAACGGAAGTTGACGTGGCCTGCATCGTTTACCGTGGCATCCTTGATCGCGAACGTCTTACGCTCCATTGCGCTCTACCTCCGCGACCAAGTCGCGCCCTTCCTGCCCCCGGGCCGCTGAGAGTTTCACGCCCTCCATGAGCCCGACTACTTTCCTGCCCGGGAACATCTGCGCGAAGAAGTTGCGAGCGGACGCCGCCTCGTCGGCTGCCACGAACGCGGGCAGCCCGAGCACGATCACGTCCTCCGGGCGTAACTCGAGCGCCTGCAGCCGCGCGATCTTTATTTCCTTTCCCTCGTCATCCACCAGCTTCATGTCATCCTCCAGGCCAACAAAAAGGCCCGGTGTTATGCCGGGCCTTCGCATTCATCTCTACCGCAGCGACGCTCGCGGCATCGGGATGTTCGCGTAGGTGAACGACGGCATGAAGGTCGTCGCCGACGCGACCGAGGCGACCAGAGAGATCGCCGTGTTCGGCGGGACCACGATGAGCCCTGCAGGGTCGATGCCGGTCTTCCCGAAGCCCGCGGACGCCGCGGTGCCGAGGGTGAATTGGCTGAGGTCCAGCCACTGCACCAGCGTCGGGATCGCGGTCCACGTCATCGCTTGGCCGTAGCGCACGACCGTGTCCAACGATCCGTCCGCCAGATTGAATGGCGAGATCTGCGTGAACGTCGCGAACGTGAGCCCTGTTGCGGCGGGAGGCGCGCCGGCGCTGTAGGTCCACAGCACCCCGAAACCGCTATCCGGGATCGTAGCACCAGCCGTCAGCGCAAGACCGATCTTCGCGACAACCAGCAATCTTCCCGATCCGATGGGGTTCCACAGCGTTGGGCTGTTGGTCGGCGTCGAGAAGATGGGAATCGCGAGCGCCGCGTTGCTTCCAGCGGACCAGACAACGCCGCGCTGGGCCAACTCCAGCCATTCCCCTCCGAACCTCGATATAACCAGATTCTGCCAGTTGTCCGCGCGCGGCGCCTGCACCGCTCCGTCGTCGACCTGAATGATGGGTCCTGTCTTCTGAAAGACGATGTCCATATCAAAAACCTCCCTCATGCTCCGCAAATAAAATGGCGAGTAACACTCGCCTGACTATTCTTCTCCCATGCGCGGGATACACGCGCGGGTCCCATTGGGATGCTCTTCCGCGATGAGCTGCTCTGCATCTTCGAAGCTGACTTCCTGCCCGTCTATCGCCTCACACTCGGCGTCGGTGGGCCCGAGCTGGGCGTCGATCATGGTCATGCCGACGATACCAGCGCCGCCCTTCGCTGCCTCGATGCTGGACTTGTTCTGCGCGAACTTGGTCTCCGTGCGGGCAATCACGCGAGAGCGAATCTCTGAGGAACTCCACGGCCCGGCGGCAACCTGGTCGCGTATGCGGCGCGCCATGGCGTCGGCGCCCTCACCGGCATCGCGGCCCTCGGCCAGCGCCTTGAAGAGCGAGTCCCGCGCCTGCTCTGTTATGTCAACGAGTCCCATGCGCTTGCCACCAGCCGCTACGATCTCGCGCTCCATCGAGTCACTGAGGTTGATGCCAAGGCCGAGCTTCGCGTTGATCGAGTTGACCGTGGTCTCTAGGGTGCGCAGGTAGTGCGCCTTGTAGTCCAGCGGCTTGGCGTTGACCGCGTAGAGGATCTGCTCGACGACGATGCTATCCCCGGCGCCCTCTCCGGTGGGAGGATGGAGGAGATCACCCGGTCCCTTGCGGCCGTGGCCGTTAGAGCGAGCGCCGACCAGCTCAAGGACCTGGCTCTTTTTGCGCGCGGCATACGCGGCTGCTGCCAGATCCCCGAGCCGGTTGAAATGCGCGTGTAACTCTTTGGCGAAGACGCCCGTAAGGTGGCGCTCGTCGGCGTTTAGTGCGCGTAGCAGTGCAACGTCACGGCGGCTGATCTTCAGTTCCGCTGGCTGCCAGGCCTTTGCAATCGTCTGCGCGGGAGGCTGAGTCTGACCTGCGCTGGCATCTGCGCTCTGGCCCGCTGGAATTACCGTCAACGTGTAGGGCAGGACGGAGAACTCGTCTTCCGTCGACGTTTCCTTGCCGACAGCCTTTCGCCCTTCTGCCTTTGTTATGAGCCCGCCCTGGAAGAGCGCGATCTGGCGTTTAGCCAGCGCATCCTCGTCCTCTTGGAGCACGCGCACGTTGCGCTGATCGAATCCCGTGCGCCGCTTCTCGGGAGCGGTCTCGAAATCGGGCAGCAATTGCGTGTCGAGTTCCTCGGCCATGAGGCGCTGCGTCGGGACGATGTTGCTCTCATATGCCATCGCCCGCATTTCCTTCATCGTGGCGCCGACCTTCGTCTGCGCCAGGCCACTGCCGAATCCGACGACCGCCGCAGGGATGCCCAGGACAGCGCAGACTCGCTCCTCGGGGATCTCGCGGAGCTTCGCCATGTCCATCTCAGACGGCGACCATGCGAACTTGTGGATGTCGACGGGGTTGGAGAAGACCATCGGGTCGCCGCGGCGGTCGCCGCCGAGCGTGTTGCGCAGGTCCTCCTTGATCTCCTTCAGATCCGCCTCTGGGATCGGCACGCTTCCAGTGAAGGGGGAAGGAGACATAACAATTCCAGGCACTCCAGAATTGCGCAGCAGGTGTGCGGTCCAGTTGGCGGCTTCGTCGTCGGTGAAAATCTCGCGGTACAGCGGCTTCAGCTGGGAGAAGCCCTTCATGGTATTCTCAGGGTCGATGCCGAATCGGAAGTGCACAAGCTCCGTCGCGTCGAGCTCGATGCGCTGGCCGCCAGGGGTATACAGGTACTTTGTTATGTAGTCGGTCGGGCTCTCCTGGTGCGGCTTGATCATCCAGTGCGGAACGTACCAGAGCTGGATAACCACGCCGCCTGCATTTCGGATCTTGATCCAGTATGCGTTGCCATCGAGGGTCCAACTGATGAGGGTAGCCATCCAAAGCACGGAGCCCGAGTAATACGGGTTCGGGTGATGGATGAGCTGCGCCATCGGGTGACCTTCGACGATCTCCTGATCCTGCCTCACGACAACTGGCGCTTCGGGGAAGGTGCGCGCGATCCAAAGCACGGGCGCCATGATGACCGCTGAGCCGAGGCCGTTGCCTACCTGGCTTTGGAAGTCGTAGCGCGTGCGCGGCATGAGGAGGGACATCTGCGGGCGGCCGAAGACCATCTGGGACATCGCCGTGAGCGTGCCATTGGACTGACGGAGTGCTTTCCCCAAACGCTCGATTGCGCCGCCAGTGATCAGGTTTGTTACGCGCTCGCCGAGGGTCATGCCCACGCCCACTTATTTCCCGAGTGGATCGACTCGGTCGCGTAGCGTACGGCAGCGATGCCGTCGTTCTTGTAGTCGACGAACTCCTCCAGGACGTTGCCGTTCTTGTCCTCGCGGTACTTGAAGATCGGGATCTCCGCGGCGATGCCCGGACAGCGGCTCGCGTGGATGTGGATCCTCTTGTGCTTCAGGAAGTCGATCCCGAAGCGCTCACTGTCCTTGCCCTTCTTCGCGGAGAGCACGCGCCATCCGGAAGTATTCCACTCCTTGATGCGGGCTGGCTCCGCGGAGTCTCCAGTGGTCGAGGCACGCTTCACGCGGTCGAGGATCTTGCGGCCGTCAAAGTAGAGCTTCGAGTCGTCGATCAGCTCGGTGTTCGTGCGCTGGCGCTTGTAGACCTCGTCGAAGATGTACAGCTCGTTATCCTTCACACCCACGAGCTCGAAGGCAAACGGGTGGTTGAAACCGTAGTCCTGGCCCTGGTACACGACATCGAAATCCGAGTAGTCCAGGGAGAAGTCCTCGACGACGTAGTTGCTGAAGACGACGTTGCCGATGATGCCCCACTCGCCCAGGGCGTAGATCTTGTAATACGTGAGGTCCTCATCCTTGAGGGCTTCGAGCTCCGCTCGGTCATCGGCCGAAAGCCAGGCGTTATCCTTGTACGTGGTCTTCAGGACGCTGGCACGGCCGGCGTCCAGCGGCTTGTCGAAGAAGCGGCCCTTGAGCCAATGCAGCGCGCTGATTGGGTTGAAGGTGTAGGTGACCTGCTTCGACACCGCCGCGGCGCCGCGCAACCTGAGCCGCAGGTGCTGGTCGTCTGCCGGC